ATGTCGAACCCCAACACCCTCCCGGAAACCGTCGAACTGCCGCTGCTGCCGTTGCGCGATGTCGTCGTGTTTCCGCACATGGTCATCCCGCTCTTCGTCGGCCGTCCGAAGTCGATCAAGGCCCTCGAAATGGCCATGGAGTCGGGCAAGAACATCCTGCTGCTGGCCCAAAAATCCGCCGCCAAGGATGAGCCGGAACCCGACGACCTGTACCGTATCGGCTGCCTGGCCAATATCCTACAGATGCTCAAGTTGCCCGACGGCACCGTCAAGGTGCTGGTTGAAGGCACCCAGCGTGCCCACGTCGAAGCCATCGACGTCCAGGCTTCGGTGTTCATGGCCACCGCTACCCCGCTCGTCCAGCCGGGCATCGAGGATCACGAGATCGAGGCCATGCGCCGCGCCGTGGTCGCCCAGTTCGACCAGTTCGTCAAGCTGAACAAGAAGATTCCGCCGGAGGTTCTCTCCTCCATCGCCGGCATCGAGGACGCCGGCCGCCTGGCCGACACCATTGCCGCCCACCTGCCGCTCAAGCTCGAGCAGAAGCAGGAAGTGCTCGAGATGGAGAGCATCCGCGACCGTATCGACCGCTTGCTCTCCCAACTCGAAGCCGAAATCGACATCCTGCAGGTCGAAAAGCGCATCCGGGGCCGCGTCAAGCGCCAGATGGAAAAGAGCCAGCGCGAGTACTACCTGAACGAACAGGTCAAGGCCATCCAGAAGGAACTCGGTGAAGGCGAGGAAGGTGCCGATCTCGAGGAACTGGACAAGAAGATCACCGCCGCCGGCATGAGCAAGGAAGGCCTGGCCAAGGCGCAGAGTGAGCTGAAGAAGCTGCGCCTGATGTCGCCGATGTCGGCCGAAGCCACCGTCGTCCGCAACTTCATCGAAACGCTGATCGGCCTGCCGTGGCGCAAGAAGACGCGTATCAGCAAGGATCTGCGCGCCGCCGAGTCGATTCTCGACCAGGACCACTACGGTCTCGACAAGGTCAAGGAACGCATCGTCGAGTACCTCGCCGTGCAACAGCGCGTCGAGAAGGTCAAGGCCCCCATCCTGTGTCTGGTTGGCCCCCCGGGTGTCGGCAAGACTTCGCTCGGCCAGTCCATCGCCAAGGCGACGAACCGCAAGTTCGTCCGCATGGCCCTGGGCGGTGTACGTGACGAGGCTGAAATCCGCGGCCACCGTCGCACTTACATTGGCTCCATGCCGGGCAAGATCCTGCAGAGCCTGACCAAGATCGGCGTCCGCAACCCGCTGTTCCTGCTCGACGAAGTCGACAAGCTCGGCCAGGACTTCCGTGGCGACCCATCATCTGCCTTGCTCGAAGTACTCGACCCGGAGCAGAACAACACCTTCCAGGATCATTACGTCGAAGTCGATTTCGACCTGTCCGACGTGATGTTCGTGGCCACGGCCAATACCCTGAACATCCCGGCGCCGCTGCTCGACCGCATGGAAGTGATCCGCCTGTCCGGCTATACCGAGGACGAGAAGGTCAACATCGCCATGCGCTACCTGCTGCCCAAGCAGCTGAAGAACAATGGCGTCAAGAAGACGGAAGCCATGGTCGCCGAGAGCGCCATTCGCGACATCGTCCGCTACTACACCCGCGAGGCCGGCGTTCGTGCGCTCGAGCGCGAGATTTCCAAGATTTGCCGCAAGATCGTCAAGACGCTCGTGCTCAAGAAACGGGATTCGAAGATCGCCGTCAACGCCAAGAATCTCGACAAGTTCCTCGGCGTCCGTCGCTACAGCTTCGGCATGGCCGAGAAGGAAAACCAGGTCGGCCAGGTCACCGGGCTGGCGTGGACCGAAGTCGGCGGCGAACTGCTGACCATCGAATGCGCCAACATGCCGGGCAAGGGCAACATCATCCGCACCGGCTCGCTGGGCGACGTGATGAAGGAATCGGTCGAAGCGGCCCGCTCGGTGGTTCGAGCCCGCTCGCACCGCCTGGGCATCAAGGACGAGGCGTTCGAGAAGACCGACATCCACATCCACGTTCCGGAAGGAGCCACCCCGAAGGATGGCCCGTCCGCCGGCATCGCCATGACCACCGCGCTGGTTTCCTCGTACACCGGCATCCCGGTCCGCTGCGACGTCTGCATGACCGGGGAGATTACCCTGCGCGGCGAGGTACTGGCCATCGGCGGCCTCAAGGAAAAGCTGCTGGCGGCCGTGCGTGGTGGCTTGAAGACGGCATTGATACCGGAAGAGAACGTCAAGGATCTCACCGAGATCCCCGACAACATCAAGAACAAGATCGAGATCGTACCGGTCAAGTGGATCGACCAGGTTCTGGAAAGAGCACTGGAACACAAGCCGGAAGCGCTGCCGGCCGAAAGCGACGCCAATTCAGGCGTCCAGGCCGCCACCGATGCGGTTGCGGCCTCGACCGTCGTTACTCATTGATTTTGAAGGGAAGGATGCCAGCGGCGTGCGCTCTGGCAGCTTTCCCTCCTTCCTCCCCGCGGTGAAATGACCGAAAATCCGCTTGACACAAGGATTTCGCGAGAGATATAAATCCGTCCTCGCAAAGTTTTCACCACTCCAAATCCTATTTTTAGGGGACTTCAATATGAACAAATCTGAACTGATCGACGCCATCGCCACCCAAGCCGACATCTCCAAGGCTGCCGCTGGCCGTGCTCTGGATGCCGCTGTTGAAGCCATCACCGGTGCACTGAAGAAGGGCGACTCGGTCAGCCTGATCGGTTTCGGCACCTTCTACGTCGGTGAGCGCGCTGCCCGCACCGGCCGCAACCCGCAAACCGGCAAGACCCTGGAAATCAAGGCCGCCAAGTCGCCGAAGTTCCGCGCCGGCAAGGGCCTGAAGGACGCCTGCAACTAATCGTCACCGGCGCAATACGCAAAGACGGGACAAAGCCGGCTACGTATTGCGTTGATGGAGCGGGTGCTTAGCTCAGTTGGTAGAGCGTCGCCCTTACAAGGCGAATGTCGGCGGTTCGACCCCGTCAGCACCCACCAAGCGGTCCTCTCCCAAAGTACAACGAAGTCTCGAAACCCTGCTCCGGCAGGGTTTTTCTTTTTCCGCCTCCCACTGACATGAAACAACGTCCATTGCTTCCCCTGTAGCCGGGATCAGCCCTTAAAATCACCGCCAAAACTTGGGCGATGCCTGTATTGAAGGGATAATCACCCTATTCCAGAAAGACATCTTCGTTAAGATTTTCCTGGTTTCAGGAAGCCCTCCGGAAACCACAGGAAAACATAAAAACTATTACATAAAATCAAATGGTTAAAGAATCAAAAGAGCAGCCCAAGCATACCCCCATGATGCATGAGTGCTTAACGCCGTTATATGGTCGTTTCAGGACGGTGTAAGTCAAAACCTACACCAATTCCTATACCTCTATATTTCAGGTACCAGGGCGAACAAAATAAATTTGCCCAACTCCACCAGCAGCGAATCATGGCGTTCGCACAACGCACTACTGGATGATGACCGGCCTTCCACTCGTTGAGATTAATGACTTGTCCAGGCATGGCAACTACCTCCGTGTTGGGGTGAATTTTTCCTGCAACTCGTTTGCGATCTTCAGCTTCTTCTGGTTCTGATCATCCACCTTGCGGGCGAATTCATCAGCCGTCATGCCGTTACGGGCATACTCGCGCTTCAGTTGCGTGATGTTGGACTCAATCTCCATCATCTTTGCTTCAGCGGCGCGTTTAGCATTCAGCGTTAGCACATCATCTGGATAGCTGCCGACTTTGATACCAAACCCGGCACCGATCGCCTGCGGTACCGACTGCTCACGCCCGAACGAATCGGTACGCCCCGACCCGGCATCAACCACGCCAGAGAATGCGTAGGTGCCCGGCAGGATGATGATGTTCGGCGCGAAAGCCTTGTACAGATGATCGACCAGCTTCAGTATCTTGTGCGGCTTCTTGGCTGCGACCTCGAGCAGCATCGGAATACTGCGATAGGTGAAGCTGATGAATGGGAATGCCGTGTTGCGCATAGCCTGAACCCACGGCGCATTGATGTGGTAATCCAGGAACGACCGACGAGCCACCTTGCCGGCTGCGATATCGCTGGCCCCTTCTTCCTTGGCGCGCAGCCAGGCAGCCAAGCGAAATACCTGGTCCTCGGCCTCGTAGAGATCGATCAGGGAGCCTGCTTCGGTCCGAATCGCCTTGCCGGCCGCGGTCGGCTTGAACGCCTCCCAGGCTGACGGGAAGCGTAGTTGTAGCGCCTTCTGCAGAGCAACCATTACCCCAACCTGCCCGCCCTGCGTTTCGCCCAGCGTGCCGAGTTCCTTTTCCATCGCTTCCAGCAAGGGCTCGAGTTGATCCTTCTGGATTTCGGCCGTAACCCAGCTACCGAGATTGGCCCCGGATTCTTGGTAACGGTTGATGATCTCGCGCGCAGCTTCGGCATCACGCATGCCGGCACGCGATAGTCCGTTTCCTGTACGTCCGATCAACCCGCGCCCTTCGCGCTGGCTGGCCCCCAGGATGATGCGCAAGGCCTTGGCGATATGGCCGGCCGTCACATCATGCCAATCCGCCATGACGAAGTTGGCCATGACGTTGTTTGTATGCACGGCCGGCGAGAGCGCCGTCTTGGCCGTCTTCCAGGCACTCAGGATAGCGGCGTAGGTTTCTCCCAGCGGCTTGAAGCGGAAACCAACTGTCTGACGGACATCATTCCAGATCGGACCCGGAATGTAGCGGCCGGCCAGCTTGCCGTATTTCAGCACCTGAGTCCCGGCGATCTTGGTTTCAGGGACTTGAACCCACTCGCCAGGCTTGAAGGTATCGCGCATGCGCTCGGATGCCTCAACGAGATCGCCAGGCACATCGGAAGCCAGTTGCTTGCTGTAGGTGTTGGCCAGCCATTCCAGGTAACGACCTGTTTCAACGTCGTGAATCATGCCATGCAGCGTCTTGGCGATCGCGTAGCGCGCCTCGTCAATCTCGCCCATCGTCACCCGCTCCTGCTTCGTGAAGTCGCGCCACACCACCAGCTTTCCGCCTTTGGTATCGCGCACCTCCCAAGTTCCGGCATGCTCCCAGGTAGAGAACTTGGCCGGAATAGCCTCATTCGCCGGCCAATAGATCACCTCCAACAGCCTGCCCTTTTGCTGACGATTAGTTTCCCCTGGACCTGCAGCCTGCTCGAGATCCATCACGCCGGCACCGAACGCTTGACGACGCTCCAGGCGGACGAACTTCTCGCCGCGCAGTTGCTTGTCGGCCTGGCCATTCTTCAGCTTGCGATTCCACCATTCCGGCGCGATGTTCTTGAACTTGGCCATGTCCACGGCATCGGTCATGCCGCGACCCTTGTATTGATCGCCCATGATGGCAATCGCGCGCTTGCGGCTGGCCGTTTCGCTCTTGGTCAGTTCTGCCGTGTGTTTGATATAGGAACGGCGCAGGTATTCAAAGCGGTTGCGGTTGAACGTTTCCTGATCCAGTTGGCCAAGGCTGACAGCCTCTTCGGACAGGTTATCGATCATGCCTTTTACTTCTTCCATGACCTTGAGCGATTCAGGCGGCAGTTGCGCCTCAAAATAGGCGGCAGCTTGTGGATCTGCGTTGTTCATCCACTCATAGGCAACCCGGCTTTCGGCGCGCGTCAGCGTCGAGAGGTTTTCAAGCAGTTCGCCGGTCTGGCGCAACTGAACGCGCATCTTTCCCTGCATCATCACACGCCGGTCAACTACCGCTTCAGGCAGCCCGTAATCGGAGATCACGCCGGCCTTGACGATCTCCGGCGTCAAACGATCGATCAGCGCGCCGGCCTTGTCGTAGAGCGTGCCAGTCATCGCATCGAGGCGAACAGCATGCGTCACGGTACGCAACACGGCGTCGACAGGACGCCAGGTAGCCGACGGTTTCTGGATGATTTCTTCGGCGCGCTGGGAAGCCGATTGTTGATTGATATTGCGCGACAGCAGCGCATCGGCCGGATTCTTTTCCCGCCACAGTGCGGCCAGCTTTTCGAACAGCTGGTACCCAACCATTGCTTCAGGATCGCCAACCATCTGACCCAACTTCCAAGGACCAATATTTGCGCCGAAGAAGAAGTTTTTGGCCGGAATCGGATTTTTTGCAAATGGGCGCAGAAGATCAAACTGGTAGTGGCATAGCAATACACCGTCTTCCCAGCATTCCCTGGCCATCGTCGCCGGATTGTCATAGGTACAAACGGCCATCACTTACCCCGCGTCTGCCGGTTGAATTCAGTCAGCAGGTTCAAGGTCAGCGCCTGGATCGCGTATGCCTCGAATTCGCTACTCGGCGCCTTCTCACCGTAGTGTTCCCGAATCTCCTGCCAGATATGCACGGCTTCATGGACGATCAAGGCCTGAACCGCTTCCGTATCCTTGCCATCGAAGTCACGGATGCAGACGACGGCAGCTTGCTTGCCTTGAGGTCCGCAGAAGAAATGAACCGACGCATGAGAATGGTCGTTGATGACGAATGCCGGGCGGCTTTCCTTTGGGATTTTCAAGTGCTTCAGCACTTTTCGGTATCCGCGTTCTGTCGTGCAGAGCGTGAGGTAATGCGACGAAATAACCAGGGCGCGATCGAGCCAACGAGGCTTGATGCGTTTGCTCACGGCTTCACCTTGTCAAACCGTACATACTGACCATTGCCGGCGATAAGATAGACTCCCTTCATGAACTTGCGGTATTCGCCGGCTCTGACGCGCTCAGCAATATCTGTTAGGTCGTAATCTTCCAGATAGGTCAAAGCGCAAGCCTCAGCGACTCGCTGCTCTGCCTTGGCGAGTTGATCCCGTAGAGAGTGGTTTTCTTCGACAAGTTTCAGATGGTCGGCACGCATCTCGGCTATTTCTTCCTGCGCGGCGGCGAGTTGGGTGCGGAGTTCGGCTATTACGTCGAAGGCGTCCCTCGGGCCGTCAAGATCAAGCAGTTCGTTTGCAATTTTCAACGCACGCTTCAACCGCTCAATCTCACTTACCAGCGGCTTAGTTGCCCTTGCTACTGCTGTGGCTACTTGGTCGGATGTGAATAACGGAGTCCTGTTTTTATACGCTTTCGGCTCGTAGCCAGTTATTGCGGCGTCCGGTATCCGCATTTCATCATCGCCGTCCAACCAGCAAAGCCAAGCAACCGGCTCCCCGGCTCCCTTCAGCAATTCCGCCTTGTAGGCTTCGATAGCCGCTTCATCGCGGATCACAGCCTTCCCGTTGATTTCATCCGCAATCTTCTGTGCGGCATCAACATTCCAGTCTCCGCAACCCAGCCACTCACGGGCTTTCACGCCTGCTACATAGAGCTCAACGCTTACGTTGGTCGTCTTGACCTCGGCAAGCGCCAGTATTTGCTCTCTGCTAATGTTCATTTTCACTCCTTGACTGGTCCCAATACATTCCCGCTCAACGAAGCCAGCAAATCGGCGAGCGGATCGGTTTTCTGCTTGTTGTCCTTCTCGAATAGCCCGAGGATCTTCGCCGCCTTCTCCAAGGCGTTTCCCTTGTCCCAAAACTTGTACTTGATCCGCCCGTATTCATCGATCTCGAAGGATGCGACGGCGGCGCGCGTTACCGGGTCCAGTTCGTGCGGTAGTTTCACGCGGCCGTCTTGGTGCATGATCCCAGCGATATCGGAGATCGCTACCCGGCGAATCTCGCGGATGATCTCGGCCGAATCCAACTCGGCGCGATCGGCGGCGGCTGCCTGAATTTCGCGCACCCTTACCGAAACCTTACTGTCGGCGGCAAGCTCGGAAGACCTGGCATAGATGGTTTCCGCCTTCATTCGCTCGGCCTTGTAGCTCGCCCGATACGCATCGGCCAGGCTCTTCCCCTTGGCTACCTCATGAGCGAACTTCTCCTGCTGCGGCGTAAGTCCGTGTTCGTTCTTCGCACTCACGATCGAATCTCCTGAATCTCAATCCCATGAACGTGCAGCATCAGCTTTCGCTTCAGCCGAAACTCAGGCGTCACAGCGCCCTTCACATCCTCGACAATCAATCGCCCCTGGCGGTCGTTGTAGGTGAAGTCGGCCAGGTATTTCGTCGGCCGCTCCTTTCCGCCGCTTGGCTTTTCCAATTCGGGGATCAGCAAGAACTCAACCTGTGACTTAAGGTCGGAAATCTCGCCGGCCCGTTGAAGTAGCTCGAGGTGCAGAAAGCGGCGATGCTCGGCTTTCGAGTCAAATTTCTGTCCGCGATCGATGACCTTCTCGTTTCCGTATTTCTGGCCCTTGCGCTGCACCTTCTCGGCTGGCGTGTCGCGCATCTGGATCGCCGTCATTCGACCCGCGATACGCTCCCTGACGTTCAGAAGCTGCTCGGGAGACATGCGTATCGCGTTTCTACCCATTGGATTTCACCTGGTTCGACGCTTCGGCCGTGGCTTTGTAGCGCAGGTAGCGTGAATTCCGCGATGGATCGGCAATAGCATCGATCATTCCCCAGGCCCGCAAGCGGAGCAGCGCCCACGACACAGCGGAATGGGAAAACTTCGTGGCCCAAATGATCTGCGCTTCCGTCTTCAGTCCCGGTGAGTCTTTCAGGAAACCAAGCACGGCTTCCGTTGCGCTGCCTGGCTGGATGACGCCGGCCGGCCTTGGGTTGAACTTCTGAGATTTCTTCGATGGCTGCCTGGACTCGGCGATATCGCTCAACATCGACACCACGGAAAACGAAATCGATTGATTCACGACTTTTTTACCCACCCGGAAGCCTTCACCTTTGCCGCTACCCCTTCGGCAAACTCTCTGCCCTGCGTTTGTTCCATGAACTGAAGTTGCCTGATCTGCTCGCGCCGGCTCGAGCAATTCGTGATGATCTCCACCGCCTCCTTGAAGGTCGGATTCCGTGATCGATACTCGGTCATTCATGCCGCCGATTTACCGACCAAGCGCAACAACGTAGAGGCCGGTACTTCCGAGACATGGACGGCAAGCCGTGACGCATCGGATCCACCGCTGAAAACCTGCTTGGCCTTCTGCAAGTCACCGACCAGGCGCGGAGGATCCACCGGGAAGCCGGCAATGCGATTCTCCCCATCGCTCAATCCGCACAGGTAACGAGGGTGTGGCGGGATATCATCGCCGCGCGTCTTGTACGCCCTGAAGTTCGTTTCAAACCGCTTCTGCAAAAACGGCAATTCATCGTCGCGGCACTGGCACAGCTTCGGCCATCCGCCCAGGTCATCAATCGCCAGGTGAATCACCGGGTCATCGAAGACAATGGACTGGTGCATACCGACCGCACCAACCGCACGCATCACCTTGGCCCACGCCAGGGCTGCCGCGCTCTGCGTCGTCCCTTCGATCATCCGAACGATATCGGCGATCTTCGGCATCCACTGTCCGCTGTCCGGATTTTGCAGATGGCGCATGATCGCGGCTTCGATATCCTCAACCGGATACTTGCTCAAGCCTTGCCAGTAAAGCGCGATCACGCCTTCGGACAGGTCGCGGACGTAATACTCGGCCAGGGCAGCGAGGGCTCGCGCAAAGCGCACGGAGCTACGGGCTTGCGTCATGGGGTGACTCCTTGGGATGCCAGCCAACGTTCAGCCGCCTCGGCAGTCTTCTGCCCTGGTGATTGACGCTGTACGGATTGACGTTTGGGTGCCTGGCTGTTCGCCAGGACGCGATCGACGTACTTCGGAAGGCAGGCAATGGGCTCAGTCGCCTCGGCATGCGCCTTGGTCAGCGCATCGCGCATCTGCTGCTGGGTGATGCCGCTATCGCACCAGCGCCTGAAGATCGGCCACAACGATTCCCGATCGAAACGGCTGCCGGCATCGAAGCTGGTACCGGCCACGCGATTGAACCATATCATCCACTGGCTTTCTGCCCGGGGCGGGTCCGGAATGTTCGTCACATCCGGCTCAAGCTGCCCCTCCAATGGTTGAAGTTCGGGTGATGATTGTTTACTTAATTCTCCCTGTCCCTGTCTCTGTCCACTGTCTCTGTCTATTGGATTGCGTTTCCCGAGGGACGTATCCGGGACATCGGCACCTTGTCCCTCGGGACATTCCTTCTTTGTCCCTGGGGACGCCGTTGTTTTGAACGGTGCCTTCGGAGGCTCATAGTTGGGGGACAAATACTGTTCGATAGTTGGGTACGGAATGGCTGAATCGCCCGTCAGTTCATGTCTTTGGTTGATTTTCTTGATCCGCGCGCACTCGGTATTCCAGGCCTGCTCGAGCTTTCTAGCCCATGCTTCATTGGCTTTTTCCGCAACAACGGGGTGATATAGTCGTCCATCGCTGCACTTCACCCAGCCGCGCAGACTTCCCTCGCGGACTTTCTTCCATTCCTTGACGACGCGACCAAAACCGGCGAGTTGCGCCAGGATAATGTCGTCGTCCGGAAGGCTAGCGGCCGGGATCTGGTGCCATGAAGCGCACCACAACAGCACGGCACAGCGGAATTCATCGCCTGACGAAATGGCGGCAATGTCGCTGTCTCGAAGCCTGACCACATCAAGAGGCATGAACGGGAACCCACGCAAGTCGCAACCGCTGGGCGTCAGTGGTTCAGTTGTCACTCACCCGCCCCTTCAAACCGACCATCCGGGTGAACTGAAAACAGCACCAGGATCAAGACATGAACCCTGTCGAATAGCGTAACAAGCACGCGCTTTGCGATATCGAAACCCATGCTATTTCTCCGCCACGACGGGCTCTTGGTTGAACTGCTTTGTGCGCGTCAGGTGGTACCCGCCGCACGCAGGGCAGCGATAGTGAAACAGGCGCTTGGTTTCCGGACGGCGCTCGAGGGATTGCATGGCACCAGCACGCGCGGACATAGCATCCGGCCAGCGATGCTTTCCCTGGCACATGCGCTGCAATTCCTCTTCGGTATAGCCGTGGCTTTTACGGGGTTTCGTCACGCCTCAATCTCTCCCGATTCCGGCAACGACGCGCAGTCGATCGGCGTGCATACTGGCCACACGATCAACGCCCCACACACGAATCATGACCAGGTTGCGCACCCATTCAGCGAGCGGCATTCCGGCCTCCTTGGCTAACCGGGTAAATGTCCTTGCGGGTGACTGCTCCCCCAAGAACCCTCTCAAACGTCACAGCACGTTGAGGAGAAATCGGCGCGTCACCGGAAACCATCTGCGACAAATACGATGCTGAGATACCCATTTCTCGGGCGATTCGTGCTGCTTCACCACGTTCTAGATTCGAAAAATGGCTCTTCAAGTCCATGGAATGTACGCTCCGTATCAGATGCCACGGAGTTTATTAAACACTAAACGCGGAGTCAAGTGTTTGCTTGTTTAGAAATCACTAACCAAACTTGCCCCATGACCAAGCAACTAATCGCCGCCACCCGCAGGAATAACCTTGCAAAATGGTTCTCGAAGAGGCCTATTCCGGCTGCCGAAAAGAGCTACCTATCGCAACTGATCAGAGGTAAGGCACCGTTCGGAGAAAAAGCCGCTAGGCGGCTTGAGAATCAATACGGGATGGGTGATGGTTATCTCGACAAGGACGTTGATAACGCAGTCACAGGAGGCGGCACCGAAAACAGCTATTCACTGTCGCCCCAGGCCATAAAACTCATATCCGTGATTTCAAGACTTGATCAGGCCGGCGGCATGGAGGATGTGTTAACCGCTGCGGAGTTGCTATTACGAAAATCGCTTCCGTCTAACGAATCCGCTCTAGGGCCGGATGCGCTCAATGGAATTCTTGGCCTAGACCTATACGCGAGCAAAAACGAATCTAACGGCTCGCAAGATCAATCCGACACCGAACCAGAAGACGTCAACAAGGAAGGGAAAAATGAGTTCCTTGGGCTGGTCAAAAAATATGAAAGCAGCGACGTATCTACAGATCGCCGGAAAAGTGACAGACGAAAGATATAATTCTCGAAATGTAACAAAAACACAAATATTTTGGCGCGTGGTATATTACCTAGGTAATATACTGCGAGCTGTTAAATGGCCTCGAACGTCAAGTTGTACGATCTATCGCGCGCAAATCACGAAGCAACCAAAGATGCAATCAGAGATGCGTTGCGGCAGGCAAAAGACAGGGAATTTGAAGGTGCAATAGTCATTTTGACAAAGCGCAATGACGGTCATTCATCGGTTATCATGGCCGGCAATGCCGTCAAACATGAGCGAGCAAACCTTGAGCTTTTTAAACTCAAACTCAAAATGGCGCTTGACGATTAAAACTGGGAAATTCCGAGGAGCTAAGAACACTCGGCCCTGAGTGTGCGACATCACACTCCGGAATGTACGACGGTACGTTCCCCTCCCCCACCCCGCTTATGCGGGGTTTTTATTGCTTTTTACATCATAGTTGAATGACATGCAATTAGACTAAAGGCATAGACGCCTAAGTATATATGCATATCGATCAGTCTTCACACCGGAATTGCGTATTGCACTGACCTCGGCAAGACTGACTGACCATGAACGGCGTTTTCCCATAACGCCCGCACTCTTCAGCCGCCTTGGAAAAGGCAGAATCCATCCCGGGTTGCGAGTTTCCGTGCTTGATAACAACGCCCTTATGGGTCGACTGAACAACTGTGGCAGATGCGCACCCTGCGAGTAAGACAGCAAAGACCAATGGGATTAACTTCATAGCAACCTCCTGAATGTGTCATTGGCATTATCCCTGCCAGTCGCAAAAACCAAAACCCGCTTCGGCGGTTTTTTTTCGCCCATCACAAAATGTTTAACAAACACTTGACTTGTCGGTTAAGTGTTTTATAAACTTGATTCCGAAGTCACCCGCCAAGGAGATCACTGTGGGCAGCAACCTAAGCATCACCGGCGAGTAACCCATGTCTCACAACGCTAACGGCACGCGTGAAGGTGCCAATAGGCCGGGGGTCGTATCCGGCGCCTATCAGGAGGAAGTCATGAAATTGATCACCCTGTTTTTTCTATTGCTCCAACTTCGCGCTCTCGAAGTGACGATGTACGGTCAAGAAGAAGCGCTTGCCGTCGTTCGGGATCCGGAAACCATCAACCGTATCACCCTGGCCCGCATCGCCTGCCGCCGCGAATGGCATCGTGTTCGCGGTCGCTACCTGGAACTGAAGCGTAGCTGCAACGTGTGGAGGATCGCGTGATGGTCTGCAACTTCACCGGCATGTTGAGCGCCCCCTGCGTTTCCCGGGTAGCGGTCTATACCGCGACCTACTCCGATGGTTTCGGCCTGGTACGCAAAGAGATCGAAGCGCCGAACCGCACCGTAGCCTATGCGATTGCCACTCGCCGCCCCCCGGAAGGTCATCAACTGACCAACCTGCGCAAGAAGAAGTCGTTCGGGGTTTCCGACGTTGCCAGTCTGGACGAGCGCGTCGACATGGCGATGACCCGGGCGCTGTACAGCATCTACACCAACACGGATACCGCCGCGCGTTTTGCCAGGGCGGAAATCAAGGCCTCCGCGATGGCAGCCAGATCATGAGAACAATAACTATCACCGTAGAAGATGGGGCGTGCGGATACGACGTTCACGAAAACGGAAAGTGCTGCAACGGTCTGTCATGGGACGAAATGCTTGGTCAGGTAGCGATGCTGACCATGCCGGCGAGTCGTCTTGGCAATGGTTTCAGGATGCAAACACCTGAAGAGTGGGAAAAGGAACGCAACAAACGATTCCCTCAAATGGATCAATCGGAAAATCAACCAGCGAGGAACATATGAGTAACAGTGTCGCAACCCAAAACCCCATTGCCGCATTCAGCGGCTTCATGGACAAGTTCAAGCCCCAACTTGCCCTGGCCATTCCCAAGCACCTTTCCGCTGATCGCATGTCACGCCTGGCACTCACCTCCTTCAGCACGAATTCAAAGCTGCAGGAGTGCGATCCGAAGAGCATCGCCGCATCGATCATGACGGCTGGCCAGCTTGGCCTGGAACCCGGCGTTAATGGCCAGGGATTTCTCGTTCCCTATGGCCGCACATGCACCTTCGTCCCAGGCTGGAAAGGTCTGGTCGACCTGGTGTCACGCTCTGGTCGTGGAACGGTATATACCGGCGTGATCTTCAAGGATCAGGAATATACATGGCTGGATGGGGCTCGCCGCGACCTGATCATTCATAACGAAACTGACCTTGATGATCCGGATGACATCACGCATGCCTATTCAATCGGCTGGGTAAAGGATTCCTCTATGCCGATTATCGAGCTTTGGCGTGTTTCTAAAATCGTCAAGCACCGCGACAAATACAACAAGGTTGGCAAGAGCCACTACAGCTTCCGTGACTGGGAAATGTACGCCAGAAAAATCCCGTTGCTCCAGGTGCTGAAGTACATGCCGCAGTCGATCGAGCTATCCAATGCTATCGCTATCAGCCATGCCAGCGAGGCCGGCCGCGCCGCCATCATTGAAAACGGCATCGTTCTGGATACCGAGCCGGAAATGCGCGAAGAGCAGACGCTGTGCTACTCGGATGATGATTTCAATCGCAACCTGCCGGGCTGGAAGAAGTTGATCGCCGAGGGCAAGAAAACACCGCAACAGGTGATTGCTACAGCCAACTCCAAGGCACCACTGACCGCCGATCAGCAGAAAAAGATTCTCGAATTCCCCGGTCCGTCCGCGCAATCCAGCGGTGAAATCGTCGTCACCTACGCCCAGGTATCCGACAAGTTGAACAAGGCCGGCGATATCGATCTGCTCGATGCAGCGGCGGACCTGATCGGCGAAGTCGCAGACCCGCAACAGCGCGCCGAACTCGGCAATCTCTACAAGCAACGCCGGGCTGAGCTCGCCGGCTAACGCCACCCACTACGGAGTCCAAAATGGAACGCATTTGTCACGCACTCACCCAAGGAACTGCCGAATGGCATCAGTTCCGCCTCGAACATAACGGCGCCAGCGAAGCAGCCGCCATGCTGGGGCTTTCCTCCAAGGTGAAACGCAGCGAACTGCTGCGCATCAAGCACACCGGCCTCGCCAAGGAATTCAGCGATTGGGTTCAGGAACACGTACTCGATCGCGGCCATGCCGTTGAAGCCATGGCTCGCCCCATTGTCGAAAAGATGATTGGCGACGATTTGTACCCGGAAACCTATTCGCTCGGCAAGCAGTCGGCCTCCTGCGATGGCTTGACGATGGATGGCGAAACTGCGTTTGAGCATAAGCAATGGAATTCCGAACTGGCTCAGTCGCTCCGCAATGGCGTCCTCCCCGAAGAACATCAGCCGCAGTGCCAGCAGATCATGAAAGTGACAGGGGCCAAGCGCGTGATCTTCGTATGCTCCGATGGCACTACGGACAACTTCGAATGGCTTGAAATTCGTCCTGATACCGAATGGTTTGAACGCCTCGATGCAGGCTGGAATCAGTTCGAGAATGACCTGGTTGACTACGTCCCGACCGTCGAACCGCCCAAGCCTGTCGCTGCCCCCATTGCTGACCTGCCGGCGCTGACTGTTGAACTGGTCGGCCAGGTGACCAATACCAACCTCACGGATTGGCAGGCCGTCGTCACCTATCGTATCCAGTCCATCAACACCGAACTGAAGACGGACCAGGATTTCGCCGATGCCGAAAACATGGTCAAGTTCCTGGAGAACGGCGAGAAGACGCTCGAACTGGTCAAGTCTCAAGCACTAGCTCAGACATCGACTATCGACGAACTGTTCCGCACGATCGACAACATCAAGGCGGAAATGCGTAGCAAGCGCCTGGAGCTGGGTCGCACCGTCGAAAACAAGAAGCAATCCATCCGCAACGAAATCGAGCAGGAAGGACAGCAGGCCCTTGCCGCCTACGTAGCGAAACTGAATGTCAAGGTCGGAGGCTACATGCCCATCATCAAGGCTGACTTCTTCGGCCGCATGAAGGGTAAGCGCACCGTCGCCACGCTGCGCGATGCAATGGAAACGGCGCTGGCCAATGGGAAGGTCGAAGCAGATCGCTTTGCTGCCCTGATCGCGACCAATATCGAATTCGCCACGCCATTCATTGATGAGTTCGGCGACGTCCTGTTCTATGACCTGAAGCACATCGTCACCAAGGAACCGGAAGCCTTCTCCGCCATCATTAAGCTGCGCGTTGCCGAGCACCGCCAGAAGATCGAAGCGGAGGCCGCGGCCAAGGCCAAGGCCAAGGCGAATGAGCAGATCGTAGCCTCCCAGGCTGAAGCAGCGAAGGCGGTCAACCATCAAAGAGCAGAACAGCAACAAACGTCCTCGCAAAGATTCTCGAATTTCAAAATCTTAATTAATGATCAACGGGGCGAACGCGGCAAACCTCCTCCCTCCACACCCCCGCCGTCAGTAGCCCCACCCCATCAAAACAGGATCAAGAAAATGTGGTTCAAGAACCTGCAAATCTACCGCCTGCATGCCGGCTGGAATATCAGCATCGCTGAATTGGAAGAACAACTGGCGCGCGGTGCATTCGAGAAATGCGCCAGCAACCAGCCGATGTCGCGCGGATGGATAGCGCCGCGTAACGACGGCGCCCTTGTGTATTCCGGAAACCGCCAGATCATGATCGCGCTTCAGGTAGAAGAACGCATCCTGCCCTCGTCCGTGGTCAATGACGAAGTGCGCGAGCGCGCCGACAAGCTGGAAGAAGAGCAAGGATTCAAGCCTGGCCGAAAAGCCATGCGCGAACTCAAGGAGCGCGTCACCGAAGAACTGATGCCGCGCGCCTTCACAAAGAAGCGCACCGCGTTTGTCTGGATCGACCAGACGAATGGATGGTTTGTCGTCGATGCCGGTAGCCAGGCCAAGGCAGAAGAAGTCATCGAACAACTGCGGCATTGCCTTGATGTATTCCCGCTCAAGCCGTTGCACACGCAGATATCGCCGATGTCGGCGATGGCCGACTGGCTGGCTGGCGGCGATGCGCCGCAAGGATTCACCATCGATCGCGACTGCGAACTGAAGGCCTGCGGCGAGGAAAAGGCCGTCGTCGCCTTCAAGCGTCACCCGCTCGGCGATGAAGTTCATGCCGAAATCAAATCGCACCTGGCAGCCGGCAAGCTGCCGACCAAGCTGGCGCTTATCACCCACCAATGCAGGCCGTCAGACTCCTGGATGATGTCCTTTCCCTCCGCCCCCAGGATTTCAACACCGCGACATGCTGTCCATAGGTATAGCGTCAGAGTGTCATCAATCAAGCGCGTGAAATTGGGGAGCCAATTGATCAGCTTTCCAGTCTCTTCCGGCGTCAATACGCGCTTCTTGGTACCAATGTTCTCACCGCCTATGCGCTTTCCCTTAGATTTCAATTTTCCGCGCAGAATAACCCGCCACCAGTTTGGAGTTTCACCAGGCAGCCGGCCGGCGTCGATAGCATAATCCCACGCCGCCCCCAACTCTGATCGCAGATATCCGGCCACAACGGGCTTTACCGCACCGTGTTCGCTGATCAGGTCGAATGCCTGGGCGCGCGTGATCTCGGCAGCCGGGAGATTTCCGGTTTCACCAAGCATCTTGTCGAACATGCGCTTTACCTCTGTCGCCCCTTTTTGCTTCCTGGTCTTGAGGACATGACCCTCCCAATAGTCGAGGGCAACATCGCGCACGGTATAGGATGACAGCCTGACATTTTCTAGCCTGGCTTGTTCCTCAAGGCGACGTTCATTCCGCGCAATCCTGGATTGAAGCGCAGGATCTTCTCCAGCATCGCGCCGTTTCTTCAGACCGTCCCAATCCGCAATGGCTAGATGAAGAGACTTAGCCGGCCAATTTCCAATTTTCACTTGGCGCAACTTGCCATCGACCGGAGAGCGGTAGCGATAGATCCAAGTGCGCAAATCATCAGCCCCGGCAATAATGCGCAGGCCTGGAAAATCTGAACTGGTAATATGCTGGCCAGGCAAGAGCAACTTGATTGCCCTGGCATCGAACGTCATAGGCTTCTCCGGTATAGTTTTTAACCACAACCCGAAACAACGGTATAGGTTGCGAAAAATACACCGAAAAACCTACACTCAACAAGCAAGTTTAGTCATGTGCAGACAAGAGCGGAAAAGAAATCCTGACAATAAGAAATCAGGAAATAAGACAATAAGATCAGAGCAATGAATAAAAAAACCACCGCAAATCAGGATCTTGGAGGAACACAAAAACCCAAGCATACCCCGATGATGCAGCAGTACTTGGCGCTCAAGGCAAACCATCCGAATACCCTGCTGTTCTACCGGATGGGTGATTTCTACGAACTGTTCTATGAAGATGCCGAAAAGGCCGCGCGACTGCTCGACATTACACTGACCACGCGTGGCCAGTCTGCTGGCGTACCGATCAAGATGTGCGGTGTTCCCTTTCATTCTCTGGAACCCTACCTGGCGCGCCTGGTCAAGATGGGCGAATCGGCGGTGATCTGCGAGCAGATAGGTGATCCGGCCACCAGCAAGGGGCCGGTCGAACGCGCTGTTGCGCGCATCGTGACGCCCGGTACGCTGACCGATGCTGCCCTGATCGACGACAAGCAGGATATCTGGCTGCTTGCCCTCACCACACACCGGAATACAGCCGGGATTGCACGGCTGAACCTGGCCAGCGGTGAATTCATCCTAATTGAGGTAGCAGCCGAGCAGCTTCCCGCGACGCTCGAACGCATACGTCCAGCGGAAATTCTCTATCCCGAAAGCTGGACGCCGAATTTCGCCAGCGACGCGGCCCGGACCCGGCAACCGGACTGGTATTTTGATTTCGACTCCGCACGACGCCTGCTATGCGACCAGTTCGAAGTCGCCTCGCTGGCAGGTTTCGGTGCCGAGGGCCTAAGGCCGGCCATCGCTGCCGCCGGGGCGCTTCTGCAGTATGCCCAGGCCACGCAATCCGGAAAGCTGACGCATTTGCGCGGGCTAACGGTCGAACTGGAAGGTGCCTTCCTGGGCCTGGACCTCGCCACCCGACGCAACCTGGAACTGACCGAAACCCTGCGCGGGCAGCCCTCCCCGACCCTCTACTCGCTCCTCGACAACTGCGTGACCAGCATGGGGTCGCGACTGCTGCGGCATACCCTGCACCACCCGCTGCGCGACCGGGATATCCCTGCATTGCGGCATGGCGCGGTCGAAGGGCTGCTCGAAGATTATGGCCGACTCGCCGGCGACGTTCGCAGGTCACTACGCGGCATGGCCGATATAGAGCGTATCGCCGGGCGCATCGCCTTGCGCAATGCTCGGCCGCGCGACCTCGCCAGCTTGCGTGAGTCGCTGACTCGTCTGCCGGAACTACGCGCCCCCCTGGCTGAACAATCAGCGCCATTGCTTGAGCACCTGTTCGGCGAACTGGAAGTACCCACCACCGCACTCGCATTGCTGGTCCGTGCCATCGCCGCCGAACCCGGTGCCCAGGTGCGCGACGGTGGCGTCATCGCCTCGGGCTACGACCCCGATCTTGATGAACTGCGCTCGCTGAACGACAACTGCGGCGCCTTCCTCGTTGACATGGAAGCTCGCGAGCGTGAGCGGACCGGTATTTCCAGTCTCAAGGTCGAATTCAACAAGGTGCATGGCTTCTACATCGAGGTCACCCACGCCAATGTTGACAAGATTCCTGACGACTACCGCCGCCGCCAGACCTTGAAAAACGCCGAGCGCTACATCACCCCCGAGCTGAAGACCTTCGAGGACAAAGCCCTGTCAGCCCAGGAGCGGTCGCTGGCGCGGGAAAAACTGCTCTACGAGGCGATTCTGGATGCCCTGCTGCCGGTCGTCCCGGCCCTGCAAGGCATTGCCCGCGCGGTGGCCCAGCTCGACCTGCTGGCCGGATTCGCAGAATCGGCCCTGAAGCGCAACTGGTGCAAGCCCGAATTTGCCGTCGAAACGCAGTTGAATATCGTCAATGGTCGCCACCCCGTGGTCGAGGGCGAACTGGTGAATCAGGCCGAAACCTTCATTGCCAACGATTGCCTGCTCGCCGACAACCGCCGCCTGCTGCTGATCACCGGTCCGAACATGGGTGGTAAGTCGACCTACATGCGCCAGGTGGCGCTGATCGCCCTGCTTGCCCACATTGGCAGCTACGTGCCGGCCGAATCATGTGTTCTGGGTCCGCTCGACCGTATTTTCACCCGCATTGGCGCTTCCGACGACCTCGCTTCCGGGCGTTCGACCTTCATGGTCGAAATGACCGAGGCCGCAGCCATCCTGCACCACGCAACACACCAAAGCCTGGTGCTGATGGACGAAATCGGCCGCGGCACCTCGACGTTCGACGGCATGGCGCTCGCCTTCGCCATCCTGCGCCATCTGATCGAGAAAAACCGCAGCCTGACCTTGTTCGCCACGCACTATTTCGAGCTTACCCGGCTGTCGCACGAGTATTCGGAACTTGCCAACGTCCACCTCGGCGCGGTCGAGCATAACGACCGCATCGTTTTCATGCATGCCGTCGAAGAAGGCCCGGCCAACCAGAGTTACGGGATACAGGTCGCCGCACTGGCCGGTATCCCCGCTGCCGTCGTCCGCACCGCCCGCAAGCAGCTGCGCGAATTCGAACAGCGCGCCGCCATCGATCCGCTGCAGCCCGACCTCTTTTCCCAGGGCGAGCCGGAACCGGTAGAGCCCGAACCGCATCCGGTCGTCGACCGGTTGGCGACGATCGACCCTGACAGCCTGACCCCGCGCGAAGCCCTCGACGCCCTGTACGCCTTGAAAGGGCTACTGCGTTGA